GACTGTGCGCTGCCCAGGAACACTGGGATTTTCCATAACACCACACCTAACAAGTTGTTTCTACAAAGATGCACTCTTGACCACAAAGACCATTCTAGAAATGGGTGGCTGATCAGGCCACTACGGAGTCGAACCGTAAAGTGCATCCGTGAAGAAACAACCTTTCGATTGCTTCTTGTTTCCAACAATGTCAAACAACAAAAAAGCGGGACTTTTCAGCCCCGCTTTCAAAGATCCGTAGAGGAACTTTTAAACGAGGCCAGCGGCAAGGGCTTTGTACCCTGCAGCAATTACCTTACGTGATGGAGTACCAAAGCGATACTTCTGAGTCACTCGACCCTTGGTATCAGTATGCTTGTTAAGGTAAATCGGATACCCCTGCATACGAAGCTGGTAAATAGCATCATGTGGGTTAGCGATACTGTATCGAGCAGAGATCTGCTTAGCAGTAAGCTGTTCGCGATTCTCAACAAGCGCCTTATAAACATGCACGGTCTTAGACATTCAATTCTCCTGTAAGTTCATTATTTAGTTAGTATACTTCACTTTTTGGACAAAGTCAAGTTCTTTTTTCAAAGAATATCAACTAATTTTCCGTCCATATCAATAGCCCGAACACGTTGTGAAGGGAAACGTGAGGAGAGCTGTTTCATCTCAGAAAGAATCATCTGAGAATTGTTTTGGGTAATATGGAATGTACGCCAATTACCAGAGATATCTTGGAGCTGGATTTGAACCTGATCCATTAGGTTTTCTCCATCTCCACAGCCTCAGCAATAACATCGTTGATCTCTTGTACAGATAAACAAACGATCTTAACCTGAGTATAGTCGTCATCGAAATCACGACCATTCACCTCTACCATATATCCGTTATCATACAGATTGATAGAAAGAGAATCATTAATTTTCTTAAGCTTATCAGCGATCTTCATTAACCTCTCCTAGACTTGGAACCGACTTGAGTCATATCAGTATCGGGAGTAGCATACTGCAAACCACCCTTGTTGAACAGGGGCATAACCCTGCTTGCCTTGGCCAGAATTTCCTTACGGACATGTTCAGGCTCTTTGTGAAGATTGTTCATCAGGCTACGATCAGTGCAGGAAGAAGCAGAACCAGACATTCCTGCAGACACGTAGTTACTTCGATCAACCATCATATCATTAGTATACCGCGATTTCCATTTAAAGTCAAGCACTTTTTTATCAGCTTTTCTACCACCAGTCATAGACTGTACCCAGGCTTCGTGCTCAGCACGAGCTAGAGCTTGGCGTTTGTTATTGCCAGGCTTACGTTTACGATTCGTCGTAGTAGTATAAAAAGCAGGTAGAAGATGCATCGTCATCAGCGACTCCCTTATTATTCACTTAGTATACCCCACGGACGAATTAAAGTCAAATGTTATTTTCAGCCACCCCAAATTCTTTGTCTTGTTCGTAATTCTCGACGATTATGTATTTTGCATCCTTATCGAATTCAGCGTAAGCCTCTAACATTGTTCGGAGTTTGTTGAGCCTCTTAACAACATCAAGAATTGTTTTGTGAGTGGCTGGATCGTTGTGCCCTTCTTGGAGGTCCATAAGGGCAGCGTCTAGATTAGAGTCAGCAGAATAATCAATATGGAATTTAATTTGCGTTCCATCTTTTTGCATTTCCTGCTGAGTAACTAATGGTGGGAACAATATTGCTTTAATATTTTCAATTTGTTCGTCTGCAGGTGTCTCAATTTTCTTCTTAACTTTCCACGGAAATTTCATAACAAATAATTACCTCACTTCTTTTTGCGACCCATATTGTATTTTGTCTCAAGTGTCCACTCATTCTTTTCTTTATGATTCAAAACTTTAATTTGACTCATAAGAACTGAAGGAGTTTTTGTAGTTTCATTATCGACGATCTTCAATAATCCCCAATCCTGAAGTAGCTCTACTATCTTATTTCTTCTACCCTTATCTTCTTCAGAAAAGTTAGAAGGTTTACCGTCAATAGCAAACATCTCTTTGAAATGAACGATATAATATTTACCTTGTTTATGAAAGATATGACAAGATTGATAAAGTTTCTTATCTTTTCTAGAAGCTACTCCAATGCGGGTAAGTGTTTCTTTTATCTTTAGAAAGTCTTCTTCTTCCGCAATCTTTACTTCAATCAGCGAGTCTAATGAAATCATGGTATTCCACCTTTTTCTTGTTTTTTTCTTATAGCATCAATTTGTTCCTTTGTAAGAACTTTTAGTGCTTCTTTTGTTCTCACATTATTATATTTATAATAAGTTTGAACTAGGGTAAATACCTCATTCTTTTTCGCTTTTTTCTTTTTAAACCAACGTTTCTCTTTCTTAACCTTGAGATAAAGATAATCATATTGTAGTTTAGGGTCAAGATGATAGTTGCAATTCATTTCATTAGCAAATGCAATGGTGTCTTGGTAGTTAGATAATGTGCTGTTTGTTCTCCAAGAATTATATTTGTGTTCTACACATCCCTCGAGTTGCAAATACTTTTTGTTTTGTAATATGCTGTTTTCCCAGCGCCAATCATACTCGCTCATTTAAAATCGCACTGAATCATAATTTCAGTAAGAAATGCCATGAAATTAATTTCAGGGTCAGCGGCAAATGCCCCTTGATATTGATATTTGGCAATTGTCAAAACAATCATTGGGATACTATTAGTTTCTAAAACTTCAACTGCACTATCATAGAACTGACGATAAAGATCATTAACATCTGTATCGAGATTTACGTTAACCCAATTACGCATTTCAGAATAATTCTTGTCCTTTATAAACTCAATAAGAGCCTTAATGGATGTAGTTTGCATGTTTGCGAGGATACCGGAGTCAATAGCTCCAGTAGCAGAGTAACGCTGCAGCTCATTGAGCACACGACGCCAATCAGGGAAGTGCTTCTGAATTACTTCTGCAATAACAGCAGATTCATACTTAACAGATTCAGTATTAAGAATAAAGTTAACTCGCTTCATAAACTGCATAGCGAGTTTAGCCATATCCTTCTTACTGATCTTAAAGTCTACAACAGAGCACCGAGAATGTAGCGGTTCAATGATTCTGTTCTTATAGTTGCATGTAAGGATGAAACCGCAGTTTCTGGAGAACTCTTCCATGAAATTGCGGAGCGCTGGTTGAACAGTTTGTGGATTGATATAATCAGCTTCATCCAAAATTACATATTTACGTCCACCACTAAATGAAACGGAAGAAGCAAAATTGAGAATTTCATTTCGAAGTGTATCAATCAACCTACCTTCGTTTGATCCATTAATTACGATGTAGTCACAACCAAGCTGTTCAAGCATAGCACGAGCAACAGTTGTTTTACCAACACCAGCTGTGCCAGACAAGATTAGATTAGGAATATTCTTCTGATCAACGAACTGCTGAAACACTGCCTTGAGATCAACAGGAAGAATAGTTTCTTCAATGGTTTTTGGGCGATACTTCTCGACCCAAAGGAATTGGTCATTCATCACATATCTCCATTATAAAAAAAGGGAGGGTTATTATAAACCCTCCCGAATAAAAAGTCAACTTAGAAAGTTGACGTGGATTCTACAGCAATCCAATACTCGGCTTCATTACCAACAAACTTAGAGATACCTCTCGAACTTATGCTTACATCATAATCGCCAGGAATAATCTTAATGTTTTCTGACTTGAAAATAACCTTGAATGTCTTATCGGTAGAACCAATCACAATGGAAAAAACATCACTAGTCGTGTTCTTTGTATCAGTTGATTGTATTGAGATATTCACCCCATCACCAACAACTACAATTTCCGGAACACCAAGAACACCAAGAGCTCTTTCAATATCCTTCAAGTTAGCATTAGTCAACCTGAAAGTGGCATCGATAGAAGGAAGCGTCAATTCCTTATCTGGAGCCTTGGTGATAGTTGATTCATCAGCATATGGACAATTGCCATTTCTAACGTTATCGGAAAAAGAAATTTGTCTTTCCTGAAACTCTAGCTCTGGTTCATTGTACAAACTAAGTGTTGAGAGAAACTTGTCCAAATTGTAGATAGCACAACGCTTTGGGAAATTAGTCGAAACCGTAGCCTTTGCCATGATTGTCTTGTTAGTCGAAATTGTTTTGAGAAGGTTTCCCTCTTGAATCAAGATAGAGGGATTGATCTTCGCAAAGTTCTTAAGAATAGATAGTGTTGATGCATCGATCTTCATAATATAACTCCTTTTCACTTCTTCTTAGGTTTGCCACCAAGCTTGCCAGGATCTGCAGTAGCAGAAGCTCCAATAGATGCTAGATCAGCAAGCGATCCACCAAAGATATAGGAACCAACATGCTGCAGCTTCATCCATGGACAGAACCAAGTACGAAGCCCAATTGTTTGAGCCTTCTGACAGAACCAATAATCCTCAGAAAGATAACGTTCAGAAACTGGATCAATTTCCGCTTGGAAAAATTGAAGGATCTTACGGCTACCATCGAAGTGTTCAGTACGAACATGATCAGGCTTATAGCTGTACTGATCCTTATAGGCTTCTACAAATTTCTTAAGAGCAGCCTTAGAAACCATCATGAAGCCTGTTCCGATTTCAAGAACTTCGCAAGGCTCACCAATCGCAATACTCTGAGTTCCACCTTTTGGGTTAAACACAAAGTCACCAACAAACTTCTCAAGAACATTAGCATCATCATCAGCAACACCCTTATCAACTGCTGCCTTAATCTTTTCCCAGCTAATGCACTTCTTGGGGTATGGCCCGCCAATAATATCATACTTCTCAGGATCACCAGCCTGAAGTGACATCAAGGCAATAACATCTTGTGGATTAAATCCAATGTCTGAGTCAATGAACATAAGATGTTCAGCATCTGACCTCATGAACTCATCTACGCAGTAGTTACGTGCACGAGTAATCAATGATTCATTGAAGAGATAATACATCTGAAGGGGAATGCCATAATTGGCGCAGAGCGCTGATAGATCAGCTGTTGACTTAGCAAACATACCTGCGCACATACCACCATACATTGGGGTGGCGAGAAAAAGCTTATTATTTCTAAGCTTTTCGATTTCGATTTTAATTTCCATTACTTAACATCCTTATAGTGATCGACATACAAACACATGAGCGTGTAATGTAATGCCTTCATCAAATCATCTTTATTACTACCGTTCTTCTTACCATAACGCCAGAGATACTTCATAGCTGTGTTACGGAACGTTGGGGTGGATTCACCCATCGCGATCCAAACATCGAAGCACTCAATATTGTAATCATCCGTTTTGTAGTGTTCACGATATGTACTATCTATATAGTCATGAAAATCATTAATGATTTTATTTTCAGCATATTTGTAAGGAAAAGTTCCATCATTCAATAAAGTTATCATATCCTCAATTGTTGGTTGACGAACTTGTTCTTGTTCCACTTTAGTTTCAGTTTCCATAATAATTCTCCACTATATCGTTTATTGAATTGAATGTTTTGTCTTGTTCTTCATACGTATTATTCGCGAAAGTTTCTGTATTAAACATCAATGTAAAATTAGACATAATGTTAGAAACCTTCGTTTCACGACCAGCCAACCAAGTTTCGTTTTGATTGGAGCCTCGCTCCTTATAACGATCTTGGCGGATTGAACGATCCGTTTTAAGATATATTATACTCGTATCATAAAGTTCAACACAGTGTTCTAGGAAAGAAGCCGTAAACAATCTGTCACCCTCAAATAATAGTATACTATCTTTTGGCAAATAGGCAAGGAATTTTATTGCCTCTGGCTGAACTGCCATAGACATTCTATCAGTGCCGGAAAACACTTCACCCTCTTCATACTTACCTAGAATGTATATGTTATTTTTTTGAAGGTAAGGCACTAATTTGACTTCGTTGTACTTAGGTTCGACTTTATACGTTTCTATTAAACGTTTCATTAGAGTGGTTTTACCAGCACCTGGCTCACCACCAATCGCAATAACCTTCATCAGAAAAACTCCTCTAGTCCAACATTTTTCTTATCAAACAAACCAGTAGCATCTAGTATGTTTTGATCTAGGTATAAACTCATTTTACTATTATCGATCTTATTAGTCAATAATCTATTGTCTAGTATTTCGATTCTTGAATCCCAAAGAGGCTGCCAGTCAATACCTGCCCAATTATCTTTTTCACATTTATAAATTTCTTCAGCCTGTCTGTCAAGATAATACCCGAGATACCTACCTTTTGATTTACGGAAAAGTTTCTTGAAAGAACACAAACAAGTTTCCATATCAAAGTAGTCAGTGTTAGGAAATTCCTGTTTTACTTCTTGTAAGATATAATAAGCCTGACCTTCGATATAGTTTAGCTGACTCGGAGAAAGCTTTTGATCGTACCACTCATCAAGATTAAGAGCCAGCAGCAAACCATTACGATGAGATCGTGAACCATCGTGATCGTCAAGCATAAGGCTTGATGGTTCAATTGGCATATCACAACACTGTTTTAGTGTTTGTAAATAAAACCAAGTAGAGTAACGACCAAATTTATGAAACTTTGATTTTACTTCTGGCCAGAGTTGTTCGAAGTTTTCGGTAGGGGATCCTTTGAGGAATTTTTGAAATGCTTCCCGTTGAGACTTATCACCAACCCATTGTTTGTAACTTTCGAACTGGGTTGGAAGATGACCTTTGTTCCACTTGGTGTCAGTTTGATAACGGAGCCGTTTGTAATTGTTATTGTTCCATTCGCGGAG